ACCCAATAACCGTGTGCGTGTAACTCACCCTGCTTGGTTTCAAACAGGGGAAGGCGCTCCTGATTTCAAGCCATCTCAACATATACACTATTCAAAAAGTGATTTAGACTATACACTAGATGTTAACAAGGTTTTTGATAACCTTTATAACGAGGAATAACATGACTGTATCAGGCTCCAAAGATTTTGAATTAGATGTAGCAGATTATATTGAAGAGGCTTTTGAGCGTTGCGGCCTAGAAGTGCGTACAGGGTATGATTTAAAGACCGCTAAACGCTCTATGAACCTTCTATTCGCTGATTGGGCCAATCGTGGCTTGAATCAGTGGACTATTGCTCAAAGAAACTTCACAGTTACCTCTGGAGATGGTGATGAGTCTTTAGGAATTGATGTTATTGACATATTATCTCTTGTTGTTAGGCGAGATGGCACTGATTTCTCTTTAAGTCGCATTAGTCGTGACGAATATCTTAGTATTCCAACAAAAACCACTACAGGACGCCCTACACAGTTTTTTGTTGATCGACAGATAAATCCAGTGCTTAAATTATGGCCTTTACCCGATAATAGTACCGATGTGGTTCTATATGATGCCTTAATACGCCTAGATGACGCTGATAATTACATCAATACTATGCAAGTTCCCTTCCGTTTTTACCCTGCTTTAGCGGCTGGTTTGGCCTATTATATAGCTCTAAAACGCGCTCCAGATCGTGTTCAAATGCTAAAAACGGTCTATGAAGAGGAATTAACGCGTGCAATGGATGAAGATAGGGATCGTGCGTCCTTTAGAGTTGCACCAGATTTGAGGAATTATAGATATGTCTAAATATGCTACAGGCAAATTTGCATACGGCATATCTGATCGTTCAGGGTTCCGTTATCGCCTGAGAGACATGAGAAAAGAGTGGAATGGCCTTCTGGTTGGTAAAGACGAGTGGGAGAGGAAAGAACCGCAACTTGAGCCTTTAAGGGCTATCCCTGACGCACAATCGCTTAGAAATCCACGCCCAGAACAGAATTTATCTGAGCAAAGAAACATTCAATGGGGGTACAATCCAGTAGGACGTGCAGATGATGGTGGATTAACCCCTAATAACTTAGTCGCAACTGGATTAGTTGGCAGCGTTACGGTGACAGAATCATGAGCTTTACATATGCAGAATTAAAAACAGCTATTCAGAACTACACTGAGAACACAGAAACAACTTTTGTGAATAGTTTAGATATTTTTATAAAAAACGCAGAAGAACGAATATTAAAAATTGCTCAACTTGAAGTTTTTAGAAAAAATGCAACAGGTGTTTTAACTCCATATTCAACAGACCCTACTAATTCTCAATTTCTTACTCTTCCAACAGATTATTTAGCTCCTTTTAGCGTTTCATATACTAAAAACAGTGTTAAAGAATTTTTAATGTTTAAAGACGTAAACTTCATTCAGTCTTTTAACCCCAATGTTTCTACTACTGGAGAACCAAGATATTACGCACAGTTTGATATAACTCACTTCATTATAGCCCCTACTCCAGATGCGGCCTACAC